TACTGCTTTTATAACTTTGTTTATAATAACTTATATTGGTTTACAAGATCCTTCAGGTAAAGAAATTTTAAGACTTAAATCATTTGACTATCTTTTAGCAAATGAAGAAGTATCGCCATCAAAAGATATTACAATCATAACAATAGATGAAGAAGCAATTGAGAAGTATGGTCAATGGCCATGGCCTAGAGATATACTTGCTGATTTGATTGTAAATTTACGACAAGCACAAACAGGTATTATTGTTATGCCTATATTGTTTAGTGAACCTGATAGATTTGGTCATGATGAATATTTTTGTGAAGCATTAGGTTACGGTACAGTTATTGCTCAAGTAGGTACAACACAAAAGAATACAAGTAATGCAGTACCGAGAGGTGTTGCAAAGATAGGTAATCCACTTGCCTTTCTATATGAATGGCCAGGTATGGTAGGACCAGAATTATTTTTAAGTCAATGTGCAGCAGGTGTAGGTGTTATTAATACAGCACCAGAGATAGATGGTGTCGTTAGACGAGTACCTTTACTAATGAAGATAGGTGAGAATGTTTATCCTAATATGGCAATTGAAACAATACGAGTTGCAGTAGGCGATCCTAGTTATCAAGTGAAAGCAGATGACTTCGGTGTAACTGCTATGAGAGTACCTGCCTATGCTACAATCAATACAGACGCTAACGCAAGAATATGGTTGAGATGGAACAAACAGTTTAACACAATATCAGCAGCAAGTCAAGACTTTTCTTCGGCTGTAGGAACTACTGTAATTATTGCCTTGACAGCAGAGGGATTATCTAGTATAGTTGCAACCCCAATTGGTGAACAATATGATTATGTAATAAGTGCTAATTCACTTCAAACAATACTAGACGGTGAGACAATCAAAAGATTTGATTCATTGATAGAATTAATGCTTGCATTTGCTGTAGGATGTGTTATAATACTAGTATGTAGATTTACTCCTTACTGGTCTATTGCATTATTACTTGTTTTAGGCACAGTAGGCGGTCTTAATTATACATCAATTGCATTTGATAGTCTAGTCTTATTTGATATCACATGGATACTATTAACAGCGTTTATAATAGGGTTTCATTCTACATTCCTAAGATTTATATTAGAGTTCAGACTTAAACAACAAATAAGAAAACAGTTTGAGAAATATCTAGACCCTAGACAAGTAGCAATATTAGTCAAAGACCCAAGTAAATTAAAACTTGGTGGTGTAAGAAAAGAGATGAGTTTCTTGTTTATGGACATTGTGGGTTTCACACCGATATCAGAATACTATAAAAACAAAGATGATCCTGAAGGTCTAGTAGAAGTTATTAATGATTATTTAAATCGTATGAGTAAAATAGTATTGCAGAATGGTGGTACAATAGACAAATATATGGGCGACTGTATCATGGCATTCTGGAATGCGCCTCTTGATTGTCCTAATCATGCAGAGATGGCAGTCAAAACTGCTATTGAATGTGCCGAAGAAACAGACAAGATAAAAGCAGAATTTAAAGAAAAAGGATTACCTGATATTAACATAGGATCGGGTGTCAATACGGGAACTTGTATCGTGGGTAATATGGGTAGTGAGATGAGACTAGATTATTCAGTAATAGGTGACGCTGTAAATCTTGCAGCCAGACTAGAAGCAACAACAAGAAACTACAAAGACGAGAATGGCAAGGTAACACCTCTATTATATTCATCATTTACGCAAGAAAAACTAGAGAATATCAAGTCAATTGAGGTAGATAAAATTAAAGTTAAAGGTAAAGAAGAATTAATTACGATCTATAAACCTATATAAATAGTAGTATGGCAACAGTATTTGATAAAATATTAGATAAAGCAACAGGTCCTAAATCATATGATTGGTATAGGAGACAGGTGAACTCTATGACTACACCTGGTGCTAAAAGTCTAGTAAGTAAAGGTAAAGCGACTATGAGACCTAAGTATGGTATTATGAATTTGTTTGGTTATGACCCTAAACACAAAGCGACACTACCGTACTATGATAAGTTTCCTTTAATCATGCCACTTGAATCGGCAAAAGGTGGATTCTATGGAATTAATTTTCACTATCTACCTTATGGTGCTAGAGTGGCATTTTTAAGACAACTATCAAAATATGCTAGTGATAAAAAATTTGATAAGAGTACTAGATATGATCTACCTAGTTTGTCAGGAAGTTATTATAAGAAAACAGTTAAACATTATTTGTTTAACCATGTGAGAACATCATTTTTAAACATAACAGCAGATGAGATGGCAGTTGCAATATTTCTACCTGTTGCTAGATTTGCAAAAAGGAGACCATATTAATGGCAATATTCAGAGCAGGTAAAAGAGTAGGACCTTTTGATATAAGAGTAGGTTTTCCTAGAGATAAAAGTTTAGTAAATGTTGATAGAGATCCTAGATTAAGACAAAGAGCAAATACAGAAAATACTATCGGTCGTTTCCGTGCTATGATGGGACGAGCTGAAGGTTATGCTAGAACAGCAAGATTTGCTGTAAGAATTTTCCTACCTGCTAATCTTGGTTCTATGATAAAACCAGAGGTATCAGCTGGGGCAAATCCCCCACAATCAGCACCTGTGGATGCTGAGAGTGTTAAAGCAAGAGCACTACAACAATTATCTTCACAAATGGGACAACAAGTAAATCTACATTGTGATAGTATAAGTATGCCTGGTCATGATTTACAAGCTCAAGAAGTACAACACGGTTCATCACCTGCTAGAAGTATGGTACAATCTCATGCTTTTGCTGGTAATATTAGTGCTTCTTTCTATGCAGATAAGTATTTAAGAGAAAGACATTTCTTTGAAGCATGGCAAAAGATGGCAGTAGATATGGTAACACATAAAGCAAATTACTATGATAACTATGTTGGTAAAATGCAGATACTTCAATTAGGATCACTTGACGGTGAGGGTGATAGAGATGTTCCTGTCTATGGCATAGAAGCGATAGAAGTTTATCCAGCAACAATAGGTGCAGTAGAATATAGTTATGCTAACTCAAATCAGATTGCAAAAATAAATGTAGGATTTGCATATAAACAATGGCACAATTTAACTACAGACGCAATCGCTGGTATGGAGTTTGGAGGTTCTCAACAAACTTTACATGATATAAAATCAAGAGATCCAGGATTAATTGGATTATTACCACCTGAACTACAAAGAGCAGGTCGTAGTGTATTTAATTCTGCTAAAACACAATTCCCAATAGGGAAAATATTTAAGGGAAAAGTTTTCCCACCATTTACATAATATTATATTATAAGGAGAATAAATTATGGCACTACCAAAACTAAACACCCCAACATATGAGTTGGAAGTACCAAGTACAGATGAAAAGATAAAGTATCGTCCGTTCTTGGTTAAAGAAGAAAAGATATTGCTGATGGCAATGGAAAGCAAAGATAATGCTCAAATTATCAATGCAGTAAAAGACATTGTTACATCATGCACATTTGAGAAAGTGAATGTGAGTAAAATGCCCATGTTTGACATGGAATATATCTTTTTACAAATAAGATCAAAGTCAGTAGGTGAAGTTTCTAAATTAAAAGTACTTTGTCCAGATGATAAAAAGACTTATGCTAGTGTTGAATTAGATTTAACAAAGGTAGAAGTACAAGTGGGTGATGACCACACAAACAAAATTGAATTAACAGATGATATGGGAATGATTATGACATATCCTACTATTGATTCATTTTTAGAAAGTGGTATTGAAAAGATAGACGCTACCAATATGTTAGATGTAATAGGATCTTGTGTGTTGCAGATATACGAAGAAAAAGGTGAGAAAGTCTATGAAGCAAAAGATCAAACTAAAAAAGAGTTGACAGATTTTATTGAATCAATGAACTCTGGACAGTTTAAGAAGTTACAATCGTTTTTTGATACTATGCCTAAATTAAAACATGAGCTTAAGGTAAAGAATCCTAAAACTAAAAAAGAGAGTAAGGTAACATTGACTGGACTAAACGATTTTTTCGCATAGCCCTTTCACACAATAGTTTAGAGAATTATTTTGAGATAAACTTTTCTCTAATGCAACATCATAAATACTCTTTGAGTGAGATAGAGGATATGATGCCGTGGGAAAGGGACATATATGTTGATATGTTAATAACCTACATTAAAGAAGAAAACGAGAAACAAAAACAAAGGGAAGCAAATAGAAATGGCTGATCAAACTAAAAAAGTAAATCTAGAATTAGAAATAGATACATCTACTGTTGATTCTAGTAAAAATAGATATCAAGGTTTAATTGATCTTGCAAAAGCAGTTGACGCATGGAGAATATTTCCTAGATTGTTTTTATCAGTTTACATATACCTATTATACAAAGTAACCATATGGTTTATGAACTTACCATTGCCAAGTTTTGAACAGTCTGGATTAGTATCAATCGTAGTTGGTGCTGGGGCAGCATGGTTTGGTCTATATGCAGGAACGAGTAAAGGTAGCAAATAAAAAATGAATAAAGCTTTAACAACAGGAACCATGAATACAGAGGTAATGCTATTACCTGATTTCTCAGCACCAAAAATAGAAGCTGAAAAAATGAGTCCTATGGATTCATTGAAAGCAATCTTTGAAGATATGAGAGATAGCCTTAGCACTTTAGTTGAACAGACTAAAGATTTAGGACCATCTGCTTCTGATTTACGAGATCAAAATATAGGTGACGCTGATGTAGGACAAGGTGATACAGGACCAGTAGATGATGGTGGTGGTGGTGGAGCTCCTCTTGAAATGCCTGAAGTAGGACCTAAATTAGGTTTAGCACTTATGTTAGCAGGTCTTACACTTTTATTCTCATATGGTGATGAAATAGCAAAAGCAATAGAACCTGTACTAAAACTGGCAAAAAAACTTGTAGATAAACTAGGGATCAAAGGTACATTATATGCAGGATTAGGTTTACTTGCAGCTATCAAGTTTGGTGGACCACTATTGAAATTATTAGGTAAAGGTGCAGGAACTATAAAAGGTGCATTTGGATTATTAAAGACTGGTTTTACAACCATGAAGGACGCTGTCATGTCAATGCCTGGTTTAATGAAATCAGGATATATGAAAGGTAAAGAACTTTTAGGTGGTGCATTTGGTAAATTAAAAGGTGGGTTTAATTCTTTAAAAGGTTTTATTACTGATAAAATGATACCTGGCATTAAGAATGCTGCAGGTAAAGGTAAAGATGGAATTATGTTTGTAGTGAACAAAATAAAAGGTGCTTTTATTATTTTAAAAACATTTATGTTAGAAAAGATGATACCTGGTATAAAGAATGCTGCTGGTGGGGCAAAAGGTTTACTTATGAAAGCAGTAACTAGTCTAGGCACAGCATTTACTGTTATGAGAACATTTATGACAGCTACATTAATACCAGCAATAACAGCGATGATGGGACCATTTTTAATTCCTCTTGCTTTAATTACAGCTGCAGTTGCAGCTGCAGTAGCAATATTTCATTCTATCAAAGCAGGTATAGATGAGTTTAAGAAATCACTAGACGAAGGTGATAGTATGTTAGTTGCAATCATAGAAGGTGTAACAACAGCATTATTAACTTTAGTAACATTACCGATTACACT